TTTTTTTTTTTTTTTTTTTTTTTTTTTTTTTTTTTTTTTTTTTAAGAAAATGAGCGCTTAGCAAGTATTAAGTTGCTAAGCTCCCGTCATTAGTCGGGAATAACCAATTTAAAATTCTGCCAATTATAATAGAAAGCTGAACCTCGTTCGTCATTCCTAGACAAAGCTAGTCTCCCCCCGGTAGGAGGAGTTCGCTCTGACTAAGTCAGAAAAAGGCCTACACTGTTATTAGTGTGTAGGGACCACCTTCTACCGTGTACCTGTCCACATGCTGAAACATGCTTTGGGTTTGGGAGAAATGTATTACTCAACTAAAGGAGCATCAGTAACTACTGCAATAGTACCAAGCTTCTTGAGTGCTTCTTGTACGTCAACAAGTTTAACTATTGTAGGGTCAACTGGAATTCTAAAGGATGCACTAACACCCGCTTCAATTTTGCAATCTGTAATAAAGACGCCAGTATAACCACCAGCAGCAAGCGGCAAGAAGAAATATTGCGGCGATCCCGTAGCAATCGCATAGGGCTCCGAAGATGGTTTTATTGCAGGTTCAACGCCAATAGGCAGGACTTCTACATAATCAGCGCCAGCATTAGAAGAATTGATTGTTGACATATCCAACTGTACTGTGTTACCGGTTGGGAAAGTTGAGGTTGATCGGACGTTTCTTATGTCACACATAGGAGGAGGTCCAACCATAAAGAAATAATTAAAGTCATCTCCAGCAGCCTCATACATTGGTGATGTCTGTGTATCACCACCATAATTAGCCAAATTCCTACATCTGATGTTTGTTCTCACGTCTCCAAGAACTGGGATCTGGTTGGAATCTACAACGTCGCATCGAATTCCTCGATAATACGGTGTCCTAACTTCAAATGAATTTGAAACCTGTTGATTCTGTTGGAAAATGGGCTGCCCATACGAATGTGCTTCAGGGGTAACAGTCTGGTTCGCTATTGTCTCATCGAAAGACAAAAATGACTCCGCTACTACTCCTGGTGTGTATGGAATTACCTTTAATTGTGATGAACCGTTATAAAAACGGTATAAAAATGAAGTCATATACCATGGAGTAGGAATGACTTTATCCGAAAAATTTGTACGAGACATCGTGCGCGCACCACTTTTGGGATCTTCAGACATATGTCGCGTTCGTAAACCCACGTAACTGCTATTTTGCGACAGATTCGCGAACAGCCCGTAGCGTTTCATAAACGCTCGCAATGACTTGAAGTATTCACCAGTAGTTTGTGCTGTAACATCTCGAGCGGTATGAGATGGTACCAGAAGATTTTCGTCTTCCGGAACAAATACCGTACCAATATCTGCTTGAGCGTATCTAATTGCGCTTTCCGAATATTTGGACTGGAAACCAGGTGCCAAATTCATCACTGGTCTTGCAATTTGATAATCCTCACCACCACTGTGTGCTATAAAGAACGTCACAGACGGAGATACAGTTGGAGGATTGGATAGATCGACTAGAGAATAAATAGCTAAGCAACCTGTTTTAGTGTCCAACGTAGTGGCATCAGGGCCAGGGTTTGATTCATTGGTGTTTCTTTTATAAGTTTCACGCCAATCTGTGTTCGAAATGAAAGGAACCGAAACACGGAATGTAGTTCGACCCATTTCGTCTTGCCTATCTTTCAAGTTGCATACTACGTTATAGTTTGTGTTAAGCAGATTATCCAAAGTTTCAGGTACGTCATCCAAATTGGTTTCCGGGAGGAAAACAACAGCAAAACGTCCCTGATGGTAAGGAGTCTTTACTACCATAATATCGTAATTGATAGTGCCGCGCCACAATGTACCCATCATGCTCGCATAAGCGAAGCTACCAAGGTACAATGTTTGGCTGTCTTCTGTATTACCATATTGATATTGAGATAGTGGCGAAACCTCCCATGCAGTAATTTTCTTTCGATTTGTAAACAAAGTTTGCCCGGCTGTTTGGGCATGGAAGAAGTTTGGCCTACCAAATATATACTCAAAATTTAATTCATCCTTGGTTTCAGGAATAAAAGATGATCCATCAATGCCATTGTCTTGAATCAATGCTAATGTTGTTGCATCATCATTTCCTTCAGTATGAATGAGTGTATTGTTAGGTTTTAAAACTGCTTTACATTGTGGCTGTATTGATGTTGGCTTAGACCATCCAAAAGAAGCTGCAGTCTTGCCAACAGCACGTGAAACCCAAGCAACGGTTGAAGCAACTTTGCCAATAACTGGTATGCCAGAAAGCACATCAGCAATGGTAGAAACGCCACCAGCAATTTTGGATACTGGACCTGAAGTTTCCACTTCACCAGTATCGCGCGCTGCAACGGGTGCCACATCAGCTTGAGCAAATCTGTAACCTCTGGATTCCAGTCTCTTGATTTCGTGTTGGTCCCTGGCTGCTGATATGACGTCCTTCTGTGTAGGTACATAGAATTGAGGATTAACGAAACGAGCAAATACAGTGTACTTAGCAGCTTCGTTTCCAGTCGGTCCAAGCAGAGATGAGAACACATACAGGAAAGCTGTACCAAATTGGTTTTGTGAATTACTCAAATCGAATAGATCGTAAATATTTGCGTAAGGACAGATAAGTTTTAGAGAATTACCTTCCTCAATGCTCACGATTTTATAGGGGCACGACGTCTGGGAAGCTAAATAGCGTGTTCCTTTGCGTCTAAAATCTCCTGTTTGGTCATAATAAGGATTATATACCAACATGAGCGCACCCTGCAAGAAAGGCTGAGCATTAATTTTGACTTCAATCTCAATATCTGCTTTCAAATATTGGTAATTCTTCAATTTGTCAACAACAATTGGTGACTTGTTGAAGATGTCCTGCGGAAAATTTAATTTCTGCAAATAATTTTGGGCATCTTTCTCATAATTTGAAGGAGAAAGTTGCACAGGAATGGGAATATCTGTTGATTTCCATTCATATGTCCCAAGATTAACGGGACGTTCTAAAATACTCATGATCTCATGTTTAGTAGTGTCGTTCAAAGCCATCTGCATGGTTGCGGATGGCATTGGTACAGCGTCTACTGACATTTGAACATCAGTAAGTAATTTTCCACGAGTGGAATCGACGTTCGTATTTTGGTCGTGGTCGTACGAAACAGCACCACTTGATTTATCTGTATTAGAACTAGCAGTCATGTATTACGATAGGGGTAGATGACTATTCACCCTAAAGGCGGGAGCTGTATCACCAGAGCACAGCAACACTCTTTTGGTGGCAAGGAAATAGCAGGAATTTAAAAAGTATCCCGTTTGTATTCTCAAATCCAGATCACATTTCCGGGGCAAGGCCAGGGAGTTTACCATTGAGGAACATATTCGGTCCGGGCATACAAATCACGATTGTATCTGTATGTCTCCATCTGCTCGTAGTAAGTGGGAATATGAATATTCAATCCGACTGCTGCGAGTTCCTCACGGATACGAGTACTCCAAAACTCGTATACCTCTTGCGGATGGAGAGAGAGTTCCATTATTGTTTGCTCACAATTCTCCAGAGTAGCAGTGCGTCGAGCTTTTCCACGAATCCAATTGGTAATTTCCAAAGTATTCACCAAATCCATTGGTGCTAGGAAAGTACCATCCAATTGGATCGCAAACTTCCTCTTAAGGAAAGCAACTTCTTCCAAAGGTTTGAACGGAAGAATGTTTCCGGTTTTGGTCTCATCAGTGTATGTTAGACCAAAGGAAGCAAGAGCTTTGGTTAAAGTGATTTGGTTAAACCAACCAGTAATTTCCATACTAACTGATTTAACATCATCATCTCCATATATAATTTCTGCAACGTACTTGCGATAATCACAAGTTGCAGGAAGACCTTGCTCCTTCTTCAAAAGCATATACGCTATCCGCATAACAATTCCGTTGAAAAGTGAATTGATGATAACGGTCAGAGGATTCCCTGAAGGCTGAGAATGAGTCTTACGAATCACCTCTCCGCGAACAAGAATATCAGCATTACAAATGTGCTCCCACAAAGCAGCACGAATAAGCTGAGCCTCTTCGTCATCACCATACCATTCATTTATCTTCTCCATGATTTTAACTAAAATTTGCATGAGAAGAGAGCCGTCAAAGTTGGAAAAATCACCAGCAATCATGTGGTTGCCCTTTGATTGCAAGTGATGTGCCAACTTGGTCCATTCTAAGGAATAAGGGTTGATACCAACGGCGATGCCATTATCAATCCTATTCCTCATAACATGAGCAGCAAAATCCAAAAAGTACTGTCTGATCGCAATAACAAGATGCTGCGGACAAGCTTCGAATACACGAGTCTTGCCAGCATCCACTTTTTCAATTGGCCGCTTCTCATCTTTTAGAGTGGCTATTGAAATTGCGTTACCACGTATTCCTTGTTTGGAATCATTTATCAGGCTTTCAACATCTCGCTTGAGTTCTGGATTATCGATGTCATATTCATCTCCATCACCCAGCCAAGCTGTTTTCCCTTTAGATTTGTTGTTCAAATTATAGGGATAACCTGGTGAAGTGGTACGATTGATGGGCCGCTTGTACGGATCTCCATCAACGCCCACAATTGCTTGTTCGTAGCTGTGAACAATGCCTTTCCCTCCGACAGGCGTACCTAATCCTTGGAAAACGTCATTGGCAGCAGCTTCTAACAAGTCAGGATCCACAAAAGTCTGGCCACCCATGATTTTCTTAATACCTTTCAACATAGGGTCCACAATACCTTCACCTTCAACGTTCACTGGTCTAAGGAATGCGGGTTTTGCGACATGTTGTTGAACTTTATCAAAAATCAAGGATGGTCCTAACTGAGTGGTACATGGGGCGGCGGGAGAAGGCGCTGTTCCGACATTCAAGCAATCTCCAAGTTCCAAAAGTGAAACTTGTTTGGAAGTGTCTGTCCATGACTGAGAGTAAGGCAATCGCCCATCGATCAAATATGACTTTGGGATATTGAACCTCTCAATATGATCTTCTAAGACTTTTTCTAAAAACTGCCTGGTCGTCAAAACGCCCAAAGCTAAAACGCCAGCACCTCCAGCAACATGGAATCCAATTAATTTAGTGTGGATCAGTCGATCCGAAATGGAGAGCAAA